GGAGCTAACGCTCGATTACGATATGTAATTGGAGAAGTTATGGGACAGCTTAAAGAATGGCTAAAACAAGATTGGGTTCGTATCGGTAAAGATGGATCTATAAAAGGTCCTTGCGGAACATCTAAAAATAAGAAAAATCCAGATCGCTGTTTACCAAGATCAAAAGCTAATAGTTTGAGTAAGTCTGAGAGAGCCGCTACTGCTAGAAAGAAAAAAAGAGAAGGGGCTAAAGGCAAAACAGTTGTTGCAAATACGAAACAAGCTAAAGTTCGTACTGCTGCAAAAGGTGGTGAAATTCGTAAGAATCACCGGGGGTGTGGCGCGGTTATGTCTGGTCGTCGTAAAAAAACGTTATATGTCAAACCGCGTTCTTAAATAGGAGGATTAAATATGAGTAGAGTCAATTTAGGTGCTGCAGGTTTTAATAGACCGGCTAAGAAAAAAGCTAAAGACATGACTATAGAACTGCCTAGCCAAATGTTACTTAGTGGCATTGGAGCAGGAATCGGTGCTATGGGTAGAGCTAAGAAAAAAGCTAAAGGCATGGCTATGGGTAGAGCTAAGAAAAAAGCTAAAGGCATGGCTATGGGTGGAGCTATGAAAAAAGCTAAAGGCATGGCTAAAGGCGGAGCTATGAAAAAAGCTAAAGGTGGAGCAATCCGTCGCGGCGACGACAAAATGGTCGCTAAAATGAAAGGCGGTGGTGCTGCAATGCCCATGAAGATGGTTGGCGGTAAAAAAGTCCCTGCGTTTGCTGCAGACGGAAAAGGAGCTAACGATCTTATGAAGAAAGCCAAAGGTGGTAAAGTCATGAAGAAAGCCAAAGGCGGAACTGTCCGTAAAATGATGGGTGGTGGCATGGCTATGAAAAAAGCTAAAGGTATGAAGCGCGGCGGCAAAGTTCGCTAGATGGCAAATTTAATAAGCAACATCCCGTATTTTAAATGCTGGGTGCGGAAGGAGTTTACCTGTAATCATGACCGATATCATGGAGAGTTTCTTCATGCGTTAGCTATTGCAGTAAACACCATTCCCGATAGATCGTTAAGTTTTCAGGTCGTTTTTACTGGTATAACAGACTCTGATGAGGAAGACGAAATTAATGTTCACGGCGGAGCCATGTGGGCTCGAATGCCTATTCAAGCATTAGTTGCTGATATTGAGCTTGAAGAGTGGCCGGAACGTATGGAAGATCATTTATGTCAGCCTTGGGACTGCGAGTCTCGTGAACATGAAGTCGTTGTTTTCGATCGAGTTAGTTCAAGCCCCTGGATTGCAAAGGTTAATCACGAATTTTATGAAGCGCGGTATATGATGAGTATAGACTACACCGGAAATGCAATTGCAGATTCTCCAGATCAGCACAAACAGAGTCATCTTTTGTATCTGACAGAAGGCCCCTGGTCCGGAAACATTATCGCCCTGCCGAATAATCGTGCAAGAGCAACGTCCCCTGCTTTGTGGAATACCGGAGAAGGGCCACCAGATTTTCGTCCTAGTCAGTATATTCATTCTGCTGAAGGACATAGTTCATATACTGATCCTAATATTACATTTGATAATCTATACTCTCCGGGTGTGGAGGAATAATTATGGCTACTTCTGGATCACAAGATTTTGAACTAGATGTCGCAGACATTATAGAAGAGGCGTATGAGCGATGTGGTTTAGAGTTACGCACGGGATATGATGCTAAAACAGCAAGAAGATCTTTAAACATCATGTTTTCGGAATGGGCTAACCGTGGAGTTAATCTTTGGACTGTTAAGCAAGCCACGTTTACGTTAACAAGCGGAACCGCTACATATACATCTTCTAACGGTTTAGCTTCTCCTATCAATGACATACTTGAAATGGTTGTTAGTCGATCGGGCACAGACTTTCAAATAAATCGTATGAGTCGAGGAGAATATTTAAACATTCCCAACAAGACTACTACAGGTCGTCCTTCTCAATTTTATTTCAACAGACAACTAAGTCCTGAAATTATTCTTTGGCCTACACCTGAAAATAGCACAGACCAATTAGTCTACTATTATGTAACTAGAATAGAAGATGCGGATGCGTTGACTAATAATACGGATGTGCCTTTTCGTTTTATCCCTTGCATGGTTTCTGGATTGGCGTATTACTTATCAATTAAACGTGCTCCAGAAAGAGTTCAACTTTTAAAAAACGTGTATGAGGAAGAGTTCCAACGTGCCGCTGACGAAGACGAAGATCGGGTCTCTTTAAAGTTGCAGCCTGATATACAGTACATAAGGATGTAACATGGGTAAGTTTGCGTATGGTAAAAAGGCTTATGGAATATCAGATCGTTCTGGGTTTCGTTATCGTTTGCGAGATATGAAAAAAGAATGGAACGGTGCTCTTGTGGGGCCGGATGAATATGAATCTAAACATCCTCAGTTAGAATCTCCTAGAATTATTTCTGATCCACAAGCACTACGAGAACCCCGACCAGACAACACAGAGGTTCTAAGTGTTTTTTTATTTACCGATACAGTTGGAATACCTACAACTCGATTAATATCTTTTGGTCAGGTGGGTGAGGTTACGGTAACGACATGAGCTTTACATTTGCAACATTAAAAACAGCGATACAAGACTATACGGAGAACACAGAGACTACGTTCGTTAACAATCTTTCTTTGTTTATCAGAGCAGCAGAAGAACGTATCTTAAAAAACGTTCAATTATCGTTTTTTCGTAAAAACGTAACAGCTAATTTTAGTGCGTCAGATCAGTTTTTAGCAATACCAAGTGACTTTTTAGCACCCTTTTCTCTATCTTTTACTGACAGTAGCAGTAATAAAAATTTTTTAGATTTTAAAGACGTTAACTATCTACAAGAGTTTACGCCTAATCCTGCTACAACAGGCACTCCCAGATATTACGCAGTGTTTGATGTGAGCAACTTTATTATTGCACCAACCCCTGCTAGTGCTCTTGCTGTTGAACTACACTATTACTACCGACCAGGAAGTTTAACGACAGGTGGGGATTCCGGCACAACATGGCTTTCAGAAAACGCGGAACTTGCTCTTTTGTATGGCTCTCTTTACGAGGCATATACTTTTATGAAAGGAGAGGCAGACGTATTACAAAATTACAATAATCGGTTTATTGAATCGATTACAGCCTTGAAAGGATTAGGTGAGGCTAAAGAAGTTACACATGAATATCGAGTAGGTAAAATAGTGAGACCTAAACAATGATGAATGGCATGAGCATGGACTTTGGACCGGCGTTTCAGGTTGAGATACAAACAACTGATAACAGAGGTCAAACCCCTGAAGAGGTTACGGCCCGGTGTGTTAATAAAATTATCAGCATATCTGACCACGCCACGCCAGAAGTAAGAGAGCAAGCTCATGCTTTTCGTGCGAATCTTGAAAAAATCATTGTTTTGTATATGAAACAGGCAATTCGTTCAGATCGAACGACTGTGTATAATGCAATCAAAGATTCAGGCCATGACAAGTTGGCTGAATACATAAGGAGACTGTGATGGCTTTTACTGGAAACTTTTTATGTAGTTCCTTCAAGCAAGAATTGTTGGAAGGGAAGCATAACTTTTTAGCGAGTGGTGGGAACACGTTTAACATAGCTTTGTATGACAACAATGCTAGTTTTACGGCAGCAACTACAGCATATACCACAAGTAATGAAATTAGCGGAACCAATTACTCTGCTAAGGGACAGGCACTAAACCCAGTAAACCCTACCCTAAGTGGCACAACGGCTCTTGTTGATTTTGCAGATGAAGTGTTTTCAAACGTAACAATTTCGGCTGTGCGTGGCGGGTTAATATTTAACGACAGTGCAAGTGGTGATCCAACTGTGGCTGTTCTGGACTTTGGTGCTGATAAAGCAGCAAGCTCTGGTGATTTTACGATTGTGTTTCCAACAGCGGATGCGAGTAACGCGATAATCAGGATCGCGTAATGACTAGCGTCGTTGTCTCGCTCGGACTAGGGTGGAACTCGTCCACTACTGGCTGGGGCGAAGGCGGCTGGGGCGAAGACGTAGCGATTGGAACCAATGCTACGGCATCTGTCGGGTCGTTAACAGTTAATATCGATGCCGATGTCGATGTTAGCGGCTTTGGAACAACAGCTAGTTTAGGAATTGTTTTTGAAACACAGAATGGTGTTTCTGGTACGGCAACTCTAGGTAGTTTCTTTACCACAAATACGATTAGTGGAATGACATCATCGTTGGGCACAACTAGTGTGACGGGCGATGCCAACACCGAAGTGACAGGTTTAGCCGCGACAGCTTCAATCTCTTCACAGGGTGTTTTAATATGGGGAGAAATAATACCTGCGCCAGGGACAACGTACACTACGATAGTTCCTTCGCCGGGGACAACGTACACAGAAATTGTAGTAAGGTGATTTAGATGGCTAGTACCTTTGTAAATGATCTCCGACTAGAGGAGATGGCAACTGGCGAAAACTCAGGAACGTGGGGAACCAAGACCAATGCGAATCTTGAGTTAATCGGTGAAGCACTGGGCTTTGGCACAGAAGCAATTACTACAAACGCCGATACCCATACCAGCGAGATAGCAGATGGTGCGACCGATCCAGTTCGTGCGATGTTCGTTCAGTACACAGGAACTCTAGATTCAGCTTGTACTATCACAATCACTCCAAACACCATTAGTCGAGTTCATATTATTGAGAACGCAACCAGCGGTTCTCAAAACATTATTATTAAGCAAGGGTCTGGATCGACCGTGACCATCCCCGCTGGAAAATGTTCAGTGGTTTATTTAGATGGAGCTGGGAGTGGAGCCGCTGTTGTAGATGCTCTAACAGCCCTTAGTGTCGCTGGCGACATAACAGCCGCTGGGACATTGAACGCTACAGGTGATACATCTGCTGGAGATAGTGCGGCATTGGGATTTGCATCGGCAGACGGTTGTATTATAACCGGCCAAGGCTCTACCAATGATGTCAGTATAAAAAATGATGCTGATGCTACCGTGATTGCGATCCCCACAGGCACAGACGATGTTGAGTTTACAGATGATGTAAAACTTAAATCAGATGCGGCTGTTTTGTCTTTTGGTGCAGATAGTGATGTGACCGTGACTCATGTTGCTGATACGGCATTGCTTCTCAATGACGCAATCAAGATGACCTTCAGAGACAGTGCTTTAGCTATAAACTCAAGCACAGATGGTCAGCTAGACATAGATGCCGATACAGAAGTAGAAATAACTGCACCTACTATAGACTTAACTGCTTCTACTAAAGTAACTGTAAGTAATGATGTCGATGTTGTTGGTAGAGCCGTTGGCACGACCATCACTGCTGAAAATGATGCAACCTATGATTTAGCTGTTGGTAATAATTTTACAACCACAACATCAGGGGATGTTACGCTGACCTTTTCTAATGTCGCCGCTGGTCAATCTGGCTGTATTAAGTTTGTAAACGATTCGAATCGCTCAGTCTCGGCTGATACCGCTGTTGCAATTAATGCTAGTGTATTAACCTCTCTTAGTACAACAGGCACTTATTTCTTGACGTATTACGTTACTGCGGCTAGTGGAGCCAACACTATTCTTGTCGGGGCGACAGCCATACTGACTTAGGGGCGAACTATGAGCATAATCCAAGCGGCAGGGGCAGGAGAAGCGGCAACAGCATTTTATCCGTTTGAGATCAGCAACTCTTTGCGGTTCAACGATGATGATTCACCGTTTTTGTCTTTTACTCCATCTAGCGCGGGAACAGAGGAAAAATTTACATTTTCGTGTTGGGTTAAAAGAGGTAATTTAAGTAGTGGCGAGATGTACTTTTTCAGTGCTGGGCATAGTGATTTTAATAATTTTGGTGGTTTAGAATTTCTTGGGAATGAAATAGCCTTTCAGAACTATAACAGCGGAACGCAAGTCATTTCTAGAACAGGGAATACTTTGTTTCGAGACACTGCCGCTTGGTACAACATAGTATGGCAGTTCGATTCTACGGATAACGATCCGACAGATGGAACGGATCGAGCTAGACTGTATGTCAATGGAACTCAAATAACTGCATTCACTGGTAATGTTTCAAACCTCACACACAATTATGTAAGCCAGTTCAACACTGCTGTACAGCACACAATTGGATGCCGACAAGCGGCAAGCCAAGATGCGTTTTTCGATGGGTATCTTGCCGAGGTCAATTTTATCGACGGTGGCTCATCATCGAGTGATGCGAGTGATTTCGGGGAGCTAAAAGAAGATATCTGGATTCCCAAAGATACTTCTGGATTATATGCGAGTGCAGGAGCTAATTCGTTTCGTCTACAATTCAAAAATTCTTCTACCGGATCAGCGTCCTCAAGTACGGTCGGTGCGGATACATCTGGCAAGAATAATCATTTCTCTAGCACGAATATCGCATCAACAGATGTCATGACTGATTCTCCTACGGACAATCACGCGACGATGGATGTCAACGCCAATACATTTTTCAACGGCACATTTTCGGATGGCAACTTACAGATTTCACCAAGTAGCGTAACTTTTGCGACAAGTACGATTGGAATGACTTCTGGGAAGTACTATGCAGAAGTTGAATTTGAAGCGAACTCAGCCGCACAAATGCTTTGTGGTATTACGCGAGTTGCTCCGGTTGCGAACGGCGATAATTTAGGAAGTAAAGACGGTCAAATTGGATACTACAATATTAGCGGAAATAAACTGGTAAATGGTGGCACTGGTTCAGGCGGTAATGCTTACGGTGCGACCTACACAGTAGGAGATATCATCGGAATTGCCGTCAATATGGACGATGGTGAGATAGAATTTCGTAAGAATAACGAAAGTCAAGGAACGATTACTGGAGCAATCGATACAACAAAAACCTACTTCTTTGCGTCAGGCGATTTTTCATCCGCAAACAATAATACGATGATTTGGAACTACGGTGCGAATGCATTTGCATACACACCGCCATCTGGCTTTGAAAAACTGTCGACTGCAAATCTGCCAAACCCAGCCATTGATCCTGCCGCTGGAGAAACTCCTGATGAATATTGGGACGCTCAACCCTATACAGGAGATGGCGGAACCAAAGAAATATCGTCATTCGCATTCGCCCCGAACTGGGTTTGGATCAAGAACAGAGACAATGCAGATGACCACTATATGTACGACTCAATCCGTGGCGCGACGAAAACTTTACACCCAAACAAAACGGACGCAGAGTTTACCTCATCCAACGCCCTACAATCATTCGATTCAGATGGTTTTACAACCGGAAGCGATGGCGGCACAAACAGGGGAGCATCCCCAGCACAGAGGTATATCGCTTGGGCGTGGAAAGCTGGGACAAGTTTTTCTAATGATGCCAGTGTAACAAATGTAGGCACGATTGACTCAACAGGAAGTGTCAGTACAGAGGCTGGCTTTAGTATTATTTCTTACACTGGCACAGGCTCCAGTGGGACTATTGCCCACGGGCTTGGGGCCACACCCTCATGGTTTTTCGTGAAAAACAGAGATGATGGTGATGCGGCTGGCTTCACAAACGGTAATTGGATTGTCTATCATCAAAGTTTATCAACCAATCAATTTATGAAACTCGAAACAAATGATGCAGTGTTCACTAATTCTGATGCTTTTGGTGGCGCACCTTCAAGCACAACAATTCAACTAGGGACGTTCAATTCTACCAATGGGTCTGGTGATAGCATGATTTGCTATGCGTTTGCAGAAAAGGAAGGATATTCAAAGTTTGGAAGTTATGACGACAGTGTGGTTGGAAGCGATTACGAAAACACCTCTCCGTTTGTTTACACCGGATTCAGAGTGGGATGGTTGATGATCAAAGGTACTTCTGCTGGGCGTGATTGGGTCATTTATGACAACAAACGTACACCTGATAACGGGGTGTATCTCAGGGCAAATGAGGCTGGAACCGAGCAAACAGACGCAACCAATCATGATATTTCATTTTTAAGTAATGGCTTCAAGATTCGTGGTGGGTCTGGAGATATCAATACTACAAGTGAATCATATATTTACATGGCGTTCGCAGATCAACCATTTAAGTTCGCCAACGGAGGAACAGAGTGATGTGGAAATTAGGCGATAAAATTATTAGAGAAGGCAAGTCATTCACTGATAATAATGGTGTCACACATCCGGGGGTGTGGGCAAGGTGGACGGATGATAAGAAAAAAGCTATGGGGCTAACCTTTGTGGCTGACCCAAAGCCGTATGACAATCGATTTTACTCAGGATGGGATGCAGAAGAAAAGAATCTGATAGAAAAACCTATCGATGATAGAGAATCTGTCGATGATGATGGTAATAAAATTAAAGACGAAAACGGAAACGTCATGATTAAGGAGGGACTGAAAACTGTCGCAATCAGAAACTGCAAAGAAACAGCGAGAACAAGACTATCAAAAACTGATTGGTACGTTACGCGCAAGACAGAGGCGGGAACAGCGATACCAAGTACCGTTACAGATTACAGAACGGCTGTCCGCACTGCGTCAAAAACTATCGAAGATGCAATAACAGCGTGTGATACGTTGGCAAAGTTCATGGCTTTGTACGATGTGCCTGTGGACAGCAATGGCGATCCGACAGGGAACGCACCAATCCACGATTGGCCTGATGAAATCTGATGCCTTTAACTAAACTTGCTTTCAGACCAGGAATCCAGAAAGAGGTTACCTCGTACTCTAACGAGGGAGGCTGGAACGACTGCGATAAAGTTAGGTTTCGTGCAGGGTTTGCTGAAAAAATAGGAGGCTGGCAGAAGTTTGCGACAAACTCGTACCTCGGCACAGCCAGAGCATTACACGCTTTTGTTGCGCTAGATAAGAGCCGTTACTTAGGTGTTGGTACAAACAAAAAGTATTACGTTCACGAAGGCGGTGTTTTTTATGATATTACGCCAACTCGTTTAGCGACATCAGCAGGAGATGCAACTTTTGCAGCTTCCAATGGATCGTCAACTATTACAGTGACTGAAAATGGTCATGGTGCAATCGCCGGGGACTTTGTATCTTTTACCGGTGCTGCAAGTCTTGGCGGCAACATCACGGCGAATGTTCTTAACCAAGAATACGAAATCCAAAGTGTTGTTGATCAAAACTCTTACACGATTATTGCGAGGGTAGCGGAAACCACAATTCAATCGCTGACTGATGACGGCTCTATTAACAGAACGCCCGTTACAGCTAATTCTTCTGATACAGGCAATGGTGGAGGTTCTGTTGCGGCTGAATACCAAATTAACACCGGCCTTGATACCAGTGTGCAAGGCAATGGTTGGGGTGCAGGAACCTGGGGCCGTAGCACCTGGAACAGTAACGCAGATGTGGTTGGTTCAAACCAGGCATTTTCTATTCTTCGTATCTGGACACACGACAACTTTGGCGAAGACCTGATTATCAATGTCCGTGATGGCGATATCTTTTACTGGGACGCTAGTGGAGGAACAGGTGCTCGCGCAGCAAAACTGTCTTTACGCAGTAACGCGGACGCAGGAACACCTACGGTCGCTAAGAAAGTTATTGTTTCTGACGTAGACCGCCACGTTATTTGTTTTGGTTGTGACGCTGTAGGTGCAATCGGCACACAAGACCCACTGTTGATACGATTCAGCAGTCAGGAAGACCCGACCACTTGGATTCCATCAGCAACCAATACTGCCGGTGATCTACGCAT